ACAGCATATCTATTTGTATTGCCGTTGTTGTAATACGGTAAGTTTATAAAATTACCTGGTTTTATTTCTCCTTTGTCATCCTCCTTTAGTTCTTTCTGTTTAGGAAAAACCTCCGTATCAGGATCTAATCCTAGAGGTAACAAAAAAGATTTTAATGCTGATATTAAATCAACAGTTGGTATTGGTTCTTTTAAAAATAAATAACAATGTAATCCACCACTCTTAGATAACATTGGTATCAAAGGTAGTTTGTATTGTTGAAATAGTGCTAGATAATTTTCTATTTTAAATGTCGAATAATTTTTTGGGTCTATGTCTATGCAACCAAACTGTGCAGTCTTATCTAATCTACAAGGTTGTATACCAATAGATATCTTACCCTCAATGTGATCTTTATAATCACCTTGTGTTATAGGTCTGCCAGCCCACTCGTAGTTTGGCTTAAGTTTATTTTTATCTGTATCTAATTGTGCCGAAGACATGTCGGCTATACCAAAGTCTCCTTGGTATCCAGTAAATAATTTTATAAAGTCATCAACCATAAAGATCCCGGGCGGGGCGGATCCCGTCTCCCTTCACCGCCCCTATCTTCCACGTAAGAAGAATTAGTAGTTTGACTCAGGGTTATCAGCCGCTGATTTAGCTTGACTGTTTTTTAGAGAGCCACAAAAATCTTTAGCCATTTGATAAACACCAACGTCGTCAACTTTCTTAACTAAGTTAATGTTGTATCCATGCCATGTAAAACTACCAGAGTTCTCAACAGATGTAATTTTATACACCCTTGAAAACATAGGTGCCGGAACAGCTTTATTAGTTTTAGGATCTATCTCAGTCTCGTTATCACAAACTGAGTTCCAGTTTCTGCTAACTTTGAGTTGAGTTGATTTCATAGTCATCAAACACTTTTCTGGTTTATCACTTAAAATTATAATGAAATGATTTGCTGTTTTTATAATTTCATTACCATTTGCAAGAACATCTTTGTTACCTGCTTTAGTTGTTTGTGACATGATCTCAGGACCTCTATCAGGATGAATAGGTCTACCTTCTGCTCTTTCAAAAGGTGCCCACTCTGGATATGTCATCTTGTAGAAAACAGGAACAACTAGTATTCCCTTCTCTCCATCATACAGTTTTTTTGTAACTGTATTGTAAAACATACCTGCCTCTGCTCCATCAACATACTTTGCATGTCTCTTTTTAGTTTCATCTGAACCTGATTGTAACAGTTTCAGAAAAGGTATTGCGAGATCATCTCTATCGATATTTTCAAGACCCATCCCTGAATCTTGTACAAAGTCAATAGTTGCTACCGCACCACCTTGTTTTTTTGCTACGTCTCTTGTTTCTTCACTCATGTTATTTGCTCCTTGTTATTTTTGTTTTGTTTCCCTTAAACAGGTTAAAATGTTCAGAAGGTAGATCTAAATTTTTTTCGACCCGCTCTCTGTACAGTGCTTTGAGAGTCATGGGTTCAACTTTCAATTTTTGTTGAGGTTGATACCCACTACTCTCGGCAAGGTTAGCGTATTCACGCGCCTTGTTATCTTCGTTACGACCAAAGGAAACAGTGATCTCATTCTTAATCAAATCACCCAAGTCGTTATTTCGAAGCCAGTTGTATGCGCCATCCTTTTTATCAACAGGAATTGTAGCGCTATAAATCTCTTTTATTTCTATTGCAGATCCATCTCTTAATTTCATAGTTTTAAGTTTCATGGACTCCATAATTTCAGGTATCACTTGTTGTGATAGCTTATCTCTTTGTGCTTTTTTTCTTAATAATTTTTCTTCATCCATTTTTATTTCGTCCTCAATCTTTTGTAATTCTAAAACATGGCCAGATAATGACTCTGGATTTTTAAGATCATCTACTTGTTGAGGTGCATCCTCAATAAACATTTTTTGTAAATCACTCATTAATTTCTCCTTTCTCGTATAAATTAATTTTTATTGGGTAATAACTTTTTTCTTGTTTATCCCACTTTAATAGATTGTATTTACCATTAGTAATATCAGAAACTATAGAACATGCTACACCAATAATAGCTGGATCGCCTGTAAGTAGTAAATAATCTTTCTCTGTAAATCCTTTTAATAATTTTCTTAATTTAAATATTAATGGACCTGGAGAAAAAATAATTTGTGACAACTCTGGTAACAAAAATCTTATTTCACCGTATTTAGATGCACCCATAATATTTATTCTAGGGTTACCGTCTTTTGTTCCTGCTATCTCCTGTATAACGTATACTATATTTTCTTTCATGCCTTGACATATAATGCATCATGGATTATATGTCAACCTAGAAAGTAGAATAATGAATTATAAATTTAAAACACGACCATATTCTCATCAATTAAAGGCTTTAGAAAAGTCTTGGAGTAAAAAACATTTTGCCTATTTTATGGAAATGGGCACTGGTAAATCAAAGGTATTGATAGACAATGTATCTATGCTTTATGACAATGGTAAGATCAATGGTGTCCTAATTGTGGCACCAAAAGGTGTGTATAAAAACTGGTATGATCAAGAAATACCAAACCATATGGTGGATCACATAGACAAAAAAGTAGTTTTGTGGCAGTCAAATATCACAAAACAACAACAAAAAAAACTAGATATTTTGTTTGAAACAGGTGAGGATTTACACATATTGATTATGAATGTTGAAGCTTTTTCCACACAAAAAGGTGTTGATTTTGCAAAAAGATTTTTATTTTCACATAGAGCTTTGATGGCCATTGATGAATCTACAACAATAAAAAATCCATCCGCAAAGAGAACTAAAAATATATGTCAACTAGGTTTGTTATCTAAATACAATAGAATACTTACAGGTTCACCAGTTACTAAATCACCATTAGATTTGTACAAACAATGTGAGTTTTTAACACCAGGATTATTAGATCATGACTCTTACTATTCTTTTAGAACTAGATATGCGATTATGAAAACAGCTAACTTTAGTGGCAGGTCTGTGCAGATAGTTGTAGGTTATAGAAACCTAGATGAATTATCTAATAAACTTAAACCTTTTTCTGATCGTGTATTGAAAGATGATTGTTTAGATTTACCTAAAAAAACATTTATGAAACGTGTTGTTCAACTAACACCTGAACAAAATAAATTATATCAACAAATGAAAAAAGAAGCGCTTGCAATATTAAATGGTAAAATGCTTACAACAGCAAATGCACTAACACAGTTGATGAGACTACAACAAATAACTTGTGGTCACTTCAAAGCTGATGATGGCACAGTGCAAGAAATTAAAAGTAATCGTATAGATGAACTAATAAATGTATTAAATGAAATAGAAGGTAAAGTTGTGATATGGTCTCACTGGCAAAGTGATGTAAAACAAATTATAAAATACTTGTCAGATGAATTTGGTAAAGATTGTTATGTAGATTATTATGGTTTGACACCACAAGATGAAAGACAAAAAAATATAAAACGTTTTCAAGAAGATGATAAATGTAGATTCTTTGTAGGCACGCCACAAACTGGTGGTTACGGTATCACTTTAACTGCAGCATCAAATATGATTTATTATTCTAATGGTTATGATCTTGAAAAAAGACAACAGTCAGAGGCCAGAATAGATCGTATTGGTCAGACTAAACCTATGACATATATTGATATAATATGTGAAGATACTGTAGATGAAAGAATTGTAAAAGCTTTACGTAAAAAAGTTAATATCGCTAGTAAAGTTATGGGAGAAGAATTAAAAGCTTGGATCTAAAGTTTCTGTATTAACACAACAATTACACCACCCATACCGGTAATTAATGCGCCCACAGATACTAGAAGTATTCTTTCTATTCTAGTGATTTGAGTTTGTAATTGATTAATACGGTCGTGTGTTTGCTTTTGCATAATTCTGCAAAGCTTTTCATGCGATTCTATTCTTTGTAATGCGTTATCTCTTGGCATATTTACCTACCCAATAGCAAATAGGTTCTAGTATTTTTCTATATACTCTACCTAGTATGTGCATCTTGCCCCTTGATTCTTGTCGAATGTCAATAGTTCTGTGCACCGCTATATGTTCTAATATTTTTTTAGTAATTTTATTTGTTTTAGATATTTTTACAAGTGGTAAAAATATTTTATGATATCCTATTTGATACTCTGGTGCTAAATTTTTTGAGTGTCTCAACCATATTTTATTTCTAAAAGAACCAAAGCCATAAGATTCGTTCATCATGGTGCAGACAATTTTTCCGCCTCCACTAGATCCACCGTTTCCACTATCTCGACCCTCGTATTGTCCTCCTCTAGCTGCATCTTGAGCTTCAGCTGCAGCAGCGTCAGCATCTGAAGTGTCTGTCCCCTCATCCCGACCCTCGTATTGACTAACACCAGCTTGTTCTCTAGCATCCATTGCTGTATCGTCTGGATCGTCATCTGATGTTGGTCCGCCACCTGTCAATGCTACCTCATCTACTACATTTCCAATAGTAACTCCAGTTGGATCTGTTATATCACCTGTTGTCATATCAACGGTATTTCCTCTTGGAGTTTTCATAGTTGTAGTTGTATCATCAAAATCATACGATGGCCCAGTGACTGTAACTCCACCAAGTTTGCCAGATAAATCATTTAAAGATTCTGTAATACCATCAAATATTCCTTTTTCAGTTCTCTCTTGTAATCTAGCTTCAACAGTTGCTCTTGGACCTCTTCCAAAAGCAGATACCGCGTTGTATCCCTCCATTACTCCACCAGGACCATAAGCTTCGTCTATTGCGTTTC